AAAAGAATTTAAATTCCAAAAGTCTCAATGGATCACCAAGTTGCAAGAACCAGAGTTTCGCTCTGCTGTGCTTGACATCATGGATGAGGAAATCATCCAAAAATTTGAGTCTGAAGGCAAGAACTTTGGTCTCGAAGGCGAGGACGAAGAAGGTTAAATCCTGAAGTTACTCACTAGCCCCTTGACTTAGGTCTTGGGGTTTTTTTGTCTTTTCTATTTGACAAGCATGACGTGACATGTTATATTATTATAAATGGAGAATAAATGAAAAAAGTTAAATGTACCTGTCCTCACGACGGCAAAGAGTTTCACGGAGAACTCTTGTGGGAGACAGATGAAAAATTTGCCATCTCAATTGGAAAGTATAAGATCACAATGCACTTTCCAAAGAAAACACACACATTCACAGTCTTGGAGGACAAATGAAAAATGTAATAATAATTGACGCGTTGAACATGTTTTTGCGCTCATACGTAATCTCGCCTCATCTTGATAAAAGAGGGTGGCCTGTAGGAGGCACCATTGGCTTCCTGAAGTCGCTTCAAAAGGTGGCTAGGGACTTTGCTGCGGATGAGATTATCGTTGCTTGGGATGGCCATGAGGGCTCTCAACGGCGACGTTCCATGAATAAGGACTACAAAGGTGGTCGTAAACCTGTAAGATTTAACAGGCGAATGGTAGAGATACCAGAAGATAAGGAAGAAGCTAACAAGGGCTATCAACAAATAAGGCTGATGGAATATCTGAACGAGATGCCCGTCATCCAACTAGTAGCAGACTTCACAGAGGCCGATGATATCATCGCTCTTGTAATTAATCACCCTCGCTATGAAGGCTGGAAGAAGACAATCATCTCATCAGACAAAGACTTCTTTCAGTTGTGTCGACCTGATGTTCAGATCTACCGACCAATTCAGAAAAAAATTGTTACCGAAGAAAGCGTTGTTGAAGAGTTTAAGATTCACCCAAACAACTTCGCTTTGGCTCGAGCAATTGTTGGAGACTCTTCAGACAATTTGCCGGGAATCAAAGGAGCAGGCCTGAAAACAGTTGCTAAGAGGTTTCCATGGCTTATTCGAGAAGAAGAGTTCACAGCAGCCGATATCATTAGAGACTGTGCTATGCAAGGTAAGAAGCTAAAGATCCACGAGAACATTGAAAGCAATGAAAAGCTAATCAAGGATAACTATGCAATCATGCAATTGCAATACCCAAACATTAGACCGATGAATAGAGAAATAATTAAAAAAGCAATAATTGACTTTGAACCATTGTTCAACAAAATAAAGTTTACACAAATGTTGTTCGCAGACGATGCCGGTCATCTCAACTTTGATGCACTACAAATGACTTTTCGAAAAATAAAAAGATAGTTTGAACTTGACAAGTTGGCTTAGATAGGTTATATTTAAATACACATCAAATTCAGGAGGACATATGAATAACGATAGACAAGAAACTTTTATGCGCTTTGGAAAGAACTTCCAAGAAAACCTTTGCCAACTTATGTTGGAGGATCGACCATTCTTCGATCAAATCACGGAGGTACTAGATGTTACTTTTTTCGAAAAGAAGTATCTTCAAGTGTTCGCGCAAACACTCATAAATTATAGAGACAAGTACAACACGCATCCAAATGCTGAGGTCATGATGACCCTGTTGAGAACAGAACTAAATCACCACGATAAGGCAATCGCCAAAGATGTTCGAGAGTTTTATGCTCGCATTCATACATCAGATGGTGTGGAAGAATGTGCGTTCATTAAGGACAAGGCCATTGACTTCTGTCGTAAACAAGTTTTAAAGGGCGCCATGATCAAGTCTGCGTCCTTACTTAAGAGCTCTTCATTTGAAGAGATTGAGAAAGTGATCAAGGAGGCCTTGGTTCTTGGTACAGACAATAACTTTGGACACGACTTTCGTAAAGATTTGCTTAAACGTTTTGAACTCATTTCAAGAGATCCAACTTCAACTGGCTGGCCTCGAATGGATGAGATCGTTAAGGGCGGTCTTGGAAAGTCAGAGTTGGGAGTCGTTGTTGCTCCAACTGGTGCTGGTAAGTCTATGGTGCTCGTTCACCTCGCAACTCAAGCGCTGCTTCAAGGAAAGACTGTTGTCTATTATACCCTCGAACTTAAAGACACTGTGGTAGGTCAACGATTCGATTGCTGCATAACTGACGTTCCACTTAACGAACACATGCAAAGACAAAAAGAAATTGTTAATAAGGTGAAAGACCTTGAGGGCACTCTAATTATCAAGGAGTATCCAACCAAATCGGCTTCTGTATCAACTCTCAAAAATCACATTGAGAAGTTGCGGAAGAGAGGCATTGAGCCCGACATGATCTTGGTTGACTATGCCGACTTGTTGCGCCCGCCTCGAGCCACTGGCGAGAAGCGACACGAACTAGAAGAGACCTATGAAGGTCTTCGCGGCCTCGCTCAATCTTATGAGATTCCATGTTGGACTGCATCTCAAACAAACCGTGGAGGTCTCAATGCTGAAGTTATCACTATGGAGGCGATCTCTGAAGCGTTTAACAAATGTTTCGTTGCAGACTTCATCTTCTCACTGTCTAGAACGGTCCAAGACAAGCAAGCAAACAAAGGTCGCCTCTTCGTTGCGAAGAATAGAAACGGCCCCGATGGTCTGGTGTTTGATGCTTTCGTTGACTGGTCTGATGTTACCATCAAAGTTTTGGACAGAGACGAATCAGCGGAAAAAATGCAATCAACGGCAGATGCTTTACAGATGCTCAAAGACAAATATGCGAAAGCAGGAAAATAACTAAAAATTACAGGAGTAAGGAATGGATTTAGAGAAAAAGATTTTATCGGACATCACAGTCCACATGAAGTATGCGCGTTACATAGAAGACGAGCAACGTCGAGAAAACTGGGACGAATTAGTTACCAGAAACATGAACATGCATATCAAAAAATTTCCCAGTTTAGAGCAGGAGATTAGAGAGAACTATAAGTTTGTATACAACAAGCAAGTTCTACCATCAATGCGCTCAATGCAGTTCGGAGGAAAACCAATTGAGGTTTCCCCAAACCGCATCTTTAATTGCGCTTACACACCGGCGGATGATCCACGAGTATTCGGAGAGATCATGTTCTTGTTACTTGGCGGGACTGGCGTTGGCTATTCAGTTCAGCACCACCACGTTGAAAAGTTGCCTGAGATTCATAGACCATCTACAAAGAGAACGCGTCGTTTTCTTATTGGAGACTCTATCGAAGGATGGGCTGATTCTGTAAAGGCATTGATGATGTCTTACTTTAAAGGCACATCTAAGTTACGTTTTGATTTTTCGGACATCCGCCCGAAAGGCGCGAGACTAGTTACATCCGGTGGTAAGGCTCCAGGCCCGCAACCACTTAGAGAATGCCTAGTAAAGATAGAAGGAGTTTTAGATGCGAAAGAAACCGGTGATAAACTCACTCCCATTGAAGTTCATGATATCATCTGCTACATTGCGGATGCAGTTTTGGCGGGGGGTATTCGTCGGGCCGCTCTCATTTCTTTATTCAGTGCTGACGACGAAGACATGCTTAGCGCAAAAGCCGGAGCTTGGTGGGAACTCAACCCACAGCGAGGAAGATCAAACAATTCTGTAGTCGTAATGCGCCATCGAATTGATAAGCCTACGTTCATGAACTTATGGAAGCGAGTAGAAGAGTCTCGCTCCGGAGAACCAGGATTTTATTTCTCAAATGATAAAGATTGGGGTTGCAACCCTTGTTGCGAGATTGGCTTGAGACCAAATCAATTCTGCAACTTGGTCGAGATCAATGTATCAGACGTAACAACACAATCCGAGCTGAATGCTCGCTCTCGTGCAGCATCATTCATAGGAACGCTTCAGGCATCCTACACGGACTTTCATTATCTTCGCCCTGTTTGGCAACGAACAACTGAGAAAGATGCGCTCATCGGCGTCTCAATGACTGGTATCGCTTCCGGCGGAGTCCTTGGACTAAACATGACCGAAGCATCTTTGGAAGTCTCAAAGATGAATCGAAGAGTCGCAATGCAAACTGGTATCAACCAAGCAGCACGCCAAACATGTGTTAAACCAGCAGGAACAACTTCGCTTACTCTTGGCACGTCAAGTGGCATCCATGCATGGCACAATGACTATTACATCAGACGACTTCGAGTTGGAAAGAATGAAGCAATCTATTCGTATCTCGTCAATAACCTGCCTGAGCTCATCGAGGACTGTCGCTTTAGACCTCACGACACTGCTATCCTATCTGTGCCTCAAAAAGCTCCTGAAGGGGCAATAACGCGCCATGAAACAGCACTTGACTTGCTCGAGAGAGTAAAAAAGGTTTCTGCAGAATGGATCAAGCCCGGACATAAGAAGGGGAACAACACCCACAATGTCTCAGCCACAGTAAGCATTCGAGACGAAGAGTGGGAAACAGTTGGAGAGTGGATGTGGAATAACCGAGGTGTATACAATGGTTTGAGCGTTTTGCCAATGGATTTGGGAAGTTACGTGCAAGCTCCTTACGAGGATTGCGATGCTGAGACTTATGAAAAGATGCTCTCATTGGTCAAAAACGTTGACTTGAACCTAGTTATAGAAGCAGAAGACGAAACCGACTTAAGTGGAGAAATCGCTTGCGGCGGTGGAGCCTGTGACATCTTTTAAACAGGAGAAAGGTATGAGAGAAGAATTAGAAAATATTATTCGTAACTTAACTGAGGTCAAAGAAGATCTCGATAAAGTAGAAGCTGGGTCTTATGGCTATAAGTCTGCAGCACCTCGAGCCAGAAAGGCTCTTATGGAGGCCTCAAAGGAACTCCGCGAGATCCGAACTGCAGTTCAGGAACATAAGAAAGGTCACGAAGAAAAGTAAACTTTCTATTTGACAACCCAATCATAATGTGTTATATTATAAACAAGAACATTTAATTTTGTTCTCAATATAACACATTATGATTTTTTTTATTTGGAGGAAATATGCATTTTGAACCACACAACCGGCACTTATGGATTATGCCCATTGAGGCTGAGAAAGAAGACAAGGAGTCTCCACTCTTCGTTATGCCGGAACAATACCAACCACCGAAGTCTCCCTATGTAATTGGAGAGATTCTTGCGATGGCATGTGATTGCGAAATTAGTTTAGACGTTGGAGACTCGATTGTAGTAGATAGAACCAC